CTACTTTTTCATTGCCTCCGCGATCAAATCACGGACTTTGTCCCCCATCCCCCCAGTGGATTTTAGCCAGGCGATCATGTCCTCAGGCAGCCAGATCGCGGTTTGCCGCATCGGCTGATCAAAATAGGTGGGTCTGCCAGAGTTCGCCTCTTCGACGACTGCGTCAAAGGCTTTTTCGTAATCAACGTCATGCTCGCGCAGACTTTCATAAAGTTCCATCGCTTCTTCACGGGAGAGTGGGGTGATCGTGTCTTTTTCTCCCTGCCACTGGGTAAGCGTGACCTGGAAAAATGCTCCGCCGCGGGTTTTGTAAAGGAAAATGTTGCGGCCACCATGCTCAAAATTGTTGCCGTCCCAGTATTCGTCTGAGGCCAGGAGGATGGCAGTTTTTACAGTGTAGCGTTTTCCGCTGACAACGCGGCTCATATCATCGTTCGGGTGCATTTTTTTCTCCTTTTTTTGGGTTTCGCCCTGCTGGGGCTCATCAGTACCGGCGTTCAGCCGATAGACCAGCCCTTTCGGGCTTAGTCAAAAAGGTTCAAAGCGGTCGGTTCATGCAAAATTGTGTCGATAAAATTACTCGCGTCTTCCAGCGTGAAATTTTCTGGTTTTTTGAACTCTCTCCCGTAGCGAGCCATCAAATCAGTGATGTACGCGATTTGTTTGGTTGTTGCCATGCGAACTGTTGAGGCCACTGTTTGGGTAGAAGATACATTGTTGTCGAGCTCGGCGCATTCCACTTTTGTGTCTGGGGCCATATAACCGGCGTTGTATCCGTTTTCCTGAGCTCGTTTTCCATCGATTTTAGTATATGAGGTGCCGTTATAGAGAGCCGTGAAGTGTGCTTTGATCGGTAAAGCTGCGAATGTCGTTTCCATTTTTTATCTCCTTTTTTTTTATTGTCTGTTTCGCTTACATATATTATTATATACCGTTATATGTATTTGTCAATACATATAACGGTATTCGTTTCAATCTCTAATCTTTTGTTCTATAAATAGAACAGCACCTCGGAATCAGAGGCGCTGTCTATACATATACGGATATATCTACAGGGTGGGATCTCTCTCGTGGATCATGATGATCAGACCTGCTTGAGATAGACTGCGCTGCCATATTGCTCGGCCGCATAACCACCAGATTTGAGGTGGCGCCACCAATTCGCGCCCTCCTGGACGCGCTCGATGGTCTCGATTTTCGTGCCGTTGCTCAGCCCGCCGATCTTACGCGCGGAACGCGACGGTCCCTCGCGGATGGTGAGCCCCAGCCAGCAGTTGACCACCTGCATGCGCGTGATCGCGGGGCCGTCCTCAGCGGATGCCAGCGGAGCACTTTTATGCCCTGCAAAAACCTCGTACTCGTCATCTGTGCCCAGCCAGACGTCGGCATCGATGTAGCCCGGGATACCGATCACCCCGCGCGCCAGGAGCGTGGAGGCGTACTGAAAAATCTTGACCTGCTTCGCGTATTTTGTCTCGACCGTCGGCGGGATGTATGCCTCCAGCTCTCGATCCCCTAAAAAGTGATCGATCTCGGGCTGGTAATATTCGCCTTTTTTAATTAGCTTTCCGGCCTGGTAAAAATTATGCTGGGCCTGCAAAAGTTGATAACGCGGCAAAAACCACTCCCCTTCTAAAAAATTCCACATCCGGTCCGTTATCCACGGGTGGGTATACACCCACGGAAAATATCCAGCCAGTTGCTGCCAGCGGTTGCAAAAAGCCAGTGCGATCGTCAGGACGCGGCCTATATTATTATTCGAGAGTGCTGGCCACGACCCTACACCGTCGTTGGTCTCCATATCCAGCACTGTTGGCAGGTTGGCCACCGGCCGCTGCATGTACTGGGTAAAGCAAAATTCTGCCTGCGCGGCTCCGAAGGCAGCCTCGCGCCCAGATGTGTAGTTGGCATAATCCAAAAAATGCAGCACCCCAAAATCGAGCCCAGCCACGTCGACGATGCCGTCGCGGTGGATGGCATAGAGCGGATCGACCCAGTTGATGCCCTGGGTGATCTTGGCATAGACACCGCGCAGACCAACGACGCTGCGCATGAGATCATATCTGGCGCCGGCCTGGTATCGGTATAGCTCGGTAAGACTGATCATGTTAATCTCCAGTGCGTATGAATATTGCATCACCGAGCGGTAATGAATAGCCGCTCGATGATGCGTTTTTTGTTTTTCCCGTCAACCGTATTGCATGTAATCCGGTTGTCGATACGACCAACCCCGTCGCCGTCCGATACGTGTTAAGCGTCGTCGAGCCAGCATATAGATCAATCGTGCCGATATCTGTACTGTCGACTGTGATCGTCACTATGCCGCGGTTGTTGTCGGCGTGAGTTAAAAGTTTTACTTTATAGGTGCCAGCTCTCAGCAATATCTCATGCCACTCAAGATAATCATTTTGGGCACCCGAAGAATTAACCACCCGAAAATAGGTATACATGTTTGACTGGATCTCCTGGATCCATGTCCCGACCGACGACGTATAGTAAGCCAGCGGCAGCACCACAAAACTGCCAACGTATCCTCCCCCGCCTGCGGGTAAATTGCTGGCTCTGACCCGTTTTTTGTTATAACTATTGGCCGAGTCCTCGATCAAAAACAAGTCATCAGTGGCAATGGAGGTTTTTTCGGTGATGCCATTGATCTCGGCCGCCTCGTTGACGTGCACCGCGTTGACGTCGGCCCCGCTGCCGCCACTGTTGGCTACCCAACCCGCGTTTTTGCGTACATATTCGCTGTCATCTACCGGCGCCTCAGGCACGGCATCCAGATCGGTGATATCCGCCTCGACGTGGGTATGCGCCGCGGGCGGGAAAGTGCCTGGCTTGCTGGCGATCTCCGTCCAGTCCACATCCGCGCCCACCAGTTTGGATAGGGCTGAGTCAAATTTGAGCACCTGGTGGTTGCTGATCGTCAATGGATTATCCAGGGCAACCCCGCGCAGTTTGGCCACACCAGGCACTCCCAGCGTACCGGCCAGATCGCCCCCCAGCGGACGGCTTGAGTGAGCAGTGGCATCCGTTTTATGCAGCGTGAGCTCTGCCCCGGCATCGGTGGGCGAGCTGAGCGTTGAGCCGATGTTGCCGCCGCCGATTTTTCGCAGCGCGATCTCGTTTTTGATCTCGCGCTCCAGCAAAATCGAGTTGAGATCGAGGGTGATCGAGGGATACTGGATGTCGCCCCAGTCGAGCGTCATGGCACGGATGCGGTACAGGCTGGGCGTCTGGCCGTCGCCGCGATCGTAGTAGACCCAATCGCCGATGCCGTAGTCGACGAAAACGCGCGGACCGGCAGCGTCGCTGACCTTGATCGATATCTGGCGTTTTGGATCCTTGGTATCACCAAGCTGTACGTTGGCCAACATGGAGGCATCGCTGGCATTATCGGCTGATCCGGCCGAAAATGCGGCCTCGCGTCTGCGATAGGCGGAGGCACTGGCTGCATCATTGACCCAGGTTGACCCACCGGAAAACTGCACCAGGTAGGCATTTTTGAGTTCGCCGCTTTCCTGGGTATCGGTTACTTCGGCCGCGTTGAGCCCTTTGCGGAAGACTACCCCAGATTGCAGATCACCAATGCCCAGGGCATAGCCATAGAGCACATAATCGCCCAATACCCAGTCGTAACTCATTTTAAAATCGATGCCCAGGTCGGTCATCGAGGCCAGCACATCCAGCAGCGATGACTCCACCGAAAAACTCAGCGGTTGCAGATCTTCCCAGGCATCCCCGGCTGAATCCATCACCGCCGAAAAATTCCAGCGCAATTTTGGAAAACACCCTCGTGCCTGCGCCTCGGTAAGCAGCGTGATCAGCATCCCGGCCATGGTCTGGCTGGCAAAAGAGCGCTGCGCCTCGCCGCTCTCGTCATAGCCGACGATCGCATCCTCGAGGATCGAGAGCGCTCCCCTGCCGGTGATTTTGACCCATTCCTCGCCCAGATCGCCGCTTTTGACATCGTCGCGCTGGATATTTTCGACAAAAAACCCACCCGACCCGCGCGGTTGACCGCGATAGACGACCTTGATCAGCTTGCCAATCTCAATCTGACTGTAAACTGGATCGTTTTTGCTGATCGACAAGCTGCCTGAATCTGGCTTATCAATCTCTATGTAAAATTGCATCATTTGCCTCGCAAAATTGCCTCAACCGTCAAATTGTCGCTGTCCACCAGGAGCATCTCCAGCCCATCACCCTCGCCCGCATTTTCGGTGACCGAGAAAAACAGGTAGATCGCCCGTGCCAGCATGCTCAGCGCCTGGATGCCAATGTTGAAATATAACGCCAGGTCACGCGCCTCGACCGGGTTTTCTTCAACGCCAACATTAAACGTTGGCCTCAGGTCACGCGCGGCAACGCTGAGCGGCTGCATGCCGACGTTGTAGCAGACGTAAAATGCCCGCTCCATTTACGTCCAGCTCCCAACAGTGACAGCCAGTGATGCGCGGTTGGGCCCGAGCGGGGTCGGCGGGGCATCGGTCTCGCATTTAACCCAGATCATGTCACTGGCGGTATTGGCCGCGATCGAGGTGATTGTCAGGCTGGTTTGCCAGGGGCCTGAGCTCGACTCCCCTACGCGGATGTCATCCAGCGGATCGGTAACCGTGAGCTGGACGTTGTTGGCGCCCTTGGTCGGAGAGGCGTTTTTAAGTTTGATTTGATGGTAAAACGCGCTCGATCCGGCCGGGATGTCAGCAAAATCGAGCGAGGTGCTAAACTCGGCATCGCTGTTTTCGGCATCCAAAAAACGAATGTCGTCAGGTGTCTCGCCGCTATGTTTGACGCCGTAGAGATGCAGAGCATACAACCCGGAAAAATTGTTAGATATGTAGAAACGGATGGCGCTGGCCCCGGAAATGCCACTGCACGCTTTGATAGATTTGCGCCAGCTATCCAGGTCGGTCACTGCTGGCGGATAGGCGGCCACGGCGTTAGTCCAGGTGCCATCCAGACCATTGGTGGTATCTGCCGACCACTGCAGCGCCGCCAGGGCGATGGCACCATTACCGGAGATGCCATTGTTTTGCCAGGCGACCCCAAAAAACGCACTGATGTCGCGCAGCTCCGGAAAAAAAACCACAAAATAGTATGCGCCCGCCCCCCAGGTTACATACGAATAATCGGTGTCGTTGAGCTCAGCCAGCTCTGCACCGCTCAGCGTTTTGATCACGCCGCTGGTGGCGCTGATCACCTTGGCTATCGTGCCATCGATGTCGTAAGGCATGGCAAGTGCCGGTAAAGTTGGATAAGGCATTTCGTGACCTCCTAAAAATAGGGCGGATAAAACTCGATTTTGATCGACCCGCCGGTGCCGCTGGCCTCGATTTTTAGCGAGTTTGTACCTGCCAAAATTAGCATGTGATAGGCGTCACCAGAGTGGATGAGGTTAGCCAGTTTGTTGGTCGAGCCAGAGAGGCATGTACCCGCGCCGACGTCAACTACGATCACCTCGCCTGACTGGATGACCGCGTTGTAGGCCATCCAGACGTTTCGAGCGGTACCGTCGATCAGATCAGTGATGAGATTGGTTAGCTTGGGATAGCTCAGCGGACCCGTCAGGGTGATCACCGCACTGCGGTCTGCAGCCGTGCCCGGGTTGGTCAAGCTGGCGGTCGTGGGGCTGGCCGCCACCGAAATAGTCTGTGAAAATTTTGTTTGCCCTCTAAAAAACGGGCTGGCCAGCAAAAAATCGACCGTGAGTTTGGCCGCATTTGGGGTAACCCGTTTGGCAGCGATGGCCGTCACCTTAGCGGCAGCCTGACGCACGCTGCCATCCTCCATGATGCGCTCGAGCAGTCCGCTTTTGCCCACGCCCATGACCTGGCGCAGCGCATCCATGCCGCTCTCATAGCCTGAGACCGAGTTAGCCTCTGCGTAGATCCCCATGCTGATCTTGCGCTGATCGTACATCTGCGCCACGTCGATGCGCCCCTCACGCATGGGGATGGTGGGGTTGTCTCCGCGCAGGGGGGGCAGCTCATCCGCGTCATCAAAATCGGTCGTGAGGTAGAGAGATCCCGCCCCAAAGAGCGGGACCCCAGAAAATCGCCAGTTACTCATTGGTCACTCCAAAATAAGCCAGGTTGCGCAAAGATTTTTTGATACTGGTTTCGGCCGTTTCGCGCAGTGGGTTGGTGATGTTGATCTGATAGGTGGTCTCGCGGTTAGCATTGGTTACCGACTGCCCGCCGTTGAGGCCCTGCAGGCTACCTGCTGCGATCTGACCGGCGGCCTGAGATGAGAGGCTCGCAACCGATCCGACCCGGTTTTGGATGCCCATCCCCAGTGAGTCGGTCCACTGCGCACCGATGCCGATGGCCAACGGGCTGGGGCTGTGCAGATCGAGCGCGTTGCGGACCGTGTTGATGATGCCATCCGCAAAATCTTTGACGCTCTGCCAGATGGCTGCAAATTTACTTTTTAGCCCGGCCCAAAACGAGTCCATTAGCTGCTCGCCGACTCCGCGCAGCTGGCTGACGCCTGAGATCAAACCGTTGACGATGCCGCGGATAAGCTGCGGCGTCGTTTGCAGCAGCGTCGGCAGCGCCTGGATCATCCCGGCTGCCAGTGCAACGATCAACTGGATCGCTGCCATGACGAGCTGAGGAGCCATCTGTACCAGCCCACTGACCAGCGCCTGGATGATCTGCGGCAGACTGCCCACCAGCACCGGCAGCGCCGCGACCAGACCCTGCGCCAGAGCCGAGATCAGCTCGACGGCCGCCTCGATCAGCATGGGCAGGTTGGCAATCAGCGTCATGACGATGGTCACGATGACGTTGACGATCGACGGGATCAGCGTCGGCAGCGCCTGTGCGATCCCCTGTATCAGCGCGATGATGATCTTGGCTGCGCCATCCACCAGCATGGGCAGCACCTCGATTGCAAACGTCAAAATCGCCAAAATGATCTCATTGACTGCGGGCATGAGCTGCGGGATCGAGTCGACGATGCCCTGCACAACACCCTTGACGACATTGATCCCCATCTCGGCATATTGCGGAAGATTGGCAGAGATATCCCCGGCCAGGCCTTTGACAATGTCGGTCACGCCCGAGATCTTTTGTTCCATTGTCAGCGAGTCGTTAGCGATCAGCCCACTCACCTGCCCGAGATATTTCGAGGCTCCGCCCAGTACGTTTTGGATGATGGGCAGCAACGACGTGCCGATGTTGGCCTTGATGTCGCTGATCGTCGCGCTCAAGATGCGCTGCTGGTTGGCCACGCCCTCAGAGGTGCGTGCAAAATCTCCCTGGGCCAGCGAGGTCTGCTCCATGATCAGCGCATAGGCGGCCTGAGCTTTGGTGCTGGCATCGAGCTGCGCTTTGCCATCTGATAACCCCATCTCAAACGCTTTTTGCTTGAGCAGATTGTCATTGATGTTGATGCCCAGCGATTTGAGCGGTTCGGTTTCTCCGGTCAGACCAGAGCGCAGTTTTTCCAGCACCTCGGTGGGATCAAGGTTGTTAAAGCTGGCCAGATCGCCTGCGAGCTGCACCAGCGAGGTCGACATATCGGCCGATTTATCTTCCGTCATCCCCAGCGCGCGCAAGAGATTGCCATAGGTCCCGGCTGCCGAAAGCGCCGCTTGCTCGCTCATGCCCATTGAGCTGGCAGCGTTTTTGCCAAAATCAAGCACGGTCTGTGCAGCCGAGCCAAAAACGACGCCGACTTTTGACGCCGTCTCATTAAGATCTGAGGCTGGCTCGATGGTCGTGCTCAGAGCAGCACCGATCCCGGCAACTGCTGTGACGGCAATTCCGACACTACCCGCAACTGCCGCCATGCCAGTCCCCAGGCCGCCTAATATGTTGGTGACTCTGGTCTTGGCGCTTTTCACGTCATTTTGCAGTTTCGAGTCATCTCCAACGAGATGTAAAACGGCCTCGCCTAGATTAAACGACATACTGTACTCCGATACCCATCAGCTTGAGCATGCCAGGGCTGGCAGACTGGCTGACGATCTCATCCGCATAGGCCTCATCGACCCAGTCACGATAACGCTGGTCAGGATGCGCAAATATCCATGGCAGATTGCCGGCCATGGCTGCCTCGACGCGCCGCTCCGCTAATATTTTTGGGATGCGCTCCAGATAGATCTCGATGGCAGCAAGGGGCATTCCACTCCACAGCTCCCGGTAGCTCAGTCCGTAGACCGCCGTGAGCCGCGCGAATGTCGTGCCCCAGTCGAGTTTTTTGCTGCTCCATTGGGCTGCGCCGCTTTGCGCGCAAAAACTTCAATTTTATAAAACTCGAGCACCCTGACTTTCATGTCAAAGCTAAATGGAGTGCGCTCAGCAAAATGCTCTGGGTGTCGCTTGCGCTGGATGCGCTCGGCCAGGCTGAGCGGTCTTTCCTCAGCCAAAATTTCGGGGCATAGCAGGCGGATGCAGTCATCCACGGCGCGGCCTACCTCATCCAGGGTGTGCTCGGTAACCGATTTCGAGCCGGTTTTGACGGCTGGCTCTTTGGCATAGGCGTTTTGCAGCCGCTCGGCCAGGCGCACCCACTCGTTGTTTTGCGCGAGGGTCAGCCCCTCCGGGCGCAGCATCTCATAGCGTTTGCCCTGATATTCGACGATGATTGGGCGTGCACGTCCGCTCAGCTGATTAAGATCAAGAATGGTCTCGCTCATGCGGTCGCCTCAGCAGTCTGCATAACCAGCCTGCCAAACTTTTCGCTCGCCGACACGGCGTTCTGGTCCACCAGCGCCTGGAAAACAACTTTTAATTTTGTGTTGTCGCTCTTGTCCGCTTTCATTTCGACATCGCCGTCGAAATACGCCACGGGTATCTCATATTGTGCTGGGTAATCGCCATAGGCGCTTTTCCCGCGGAATAAAATGGCAAAGTTTTTGACGTCGGCACCGGCATACAGGCCTATCTCCTTTTCGCCGATTACACCCGACCCGGCTGCCGTGGTAGTGACGGTACCGCCCAGATAGTCGGCCAGGTTGCTTAGGGTCATCTCGGCGAGAGTGGTCTCGACCGTCAAAGTCTCCTCTGAACGGCTCGCTTTGACAGGCCCGGTCTCCTGGTCGACCATGACCTGGTTGATTTTTTGCGTCTTTTTTATGGTTACACCATCCTGGGTGTAGCCCAGATGACGCCATGAGGCGCCCGGCACCGCGTTGACCGCCGGAAAAGCGGTACTCAGCGGGGCTATATAGAGATCGCCCACACCAGTCAAAATTTCAAAGGGTTCAGTGTTCATTTTTATTCTCCTAAATTTTGCTCTGCGATTTTGGCTCGCAAAAAAACGAGTACAAAATCTTGATTGAGATCCGGGTCATAGCTGCTGGTCGGTGCTGCATCCAATATGAGCCAGTACAACAACCCAATCTGGCTGCCAACGATCACCATCTCGCGGTCAGTGACCCGTGCCAGCTCGACAATCTCACCGTAGAGGCCGATGGCCTCGGGCGAGTCCGCACCATAGCAGCGCACCTCAAACCTCAGCTCCTGGAGAGGCAGGTAGGGATCAGGGGTGCCTCCGTCAAGACGCACCACCAGGCTGGCACTGCCCGGCTGCCAGGCATCTCCATAGCGCTCTTTTTCGGCTATCTGCCGCGTCGAGAGATTGGCAGCTTTGAGATACTGGATGATGACGCCCAGGGGATCAATCATCGATTTGATGCCTCCCAATGATGGCATCGAGCTGCTTTTTGGCGTTTTCGGTGCCGTTTTCCAGATAGTGGTAGCCTGCAAACTTGCCCCAGCCCTGATGGATGCTCAGTGCATACGAGAGCCCGCTGCCGAGTGAGATTGATATCTGTCGGCCGCTGCGGGTCACTTTGACCGGCTTTCCGCCGCGCTCTGGGCTCGAGGCGCTTGGCTCGACGTTATCCTGACCATAGTCGTAGTCGTCCTCGGCGATGTGGATGCTGCGCCGCAGCGTACCGGTCAGCACGCCATGCCCTTTATGCAGCTCTTTTTTGGCTTCGCCCTCTGCCACCAGCCCAAACTCGACCATGATCTGCTCCAGCATCTCCTGGCTGGCTTTCGCCAGTTGATCGCCATTCCACTTGATCTCGACGGTTGTTTTGCTCATGATACTCTTACCAGATCGACCGACTGCAGCGCGGCCTGCGCTGAGCGCCGCGTCAAAACCGCATTGACCACAAACGCATTTTCGAGAGTGTTCCCATCCTCGAGGAGGATGCTTTTGACGCCGTCTTTTTCACGCACGTCCGCCTCAGGCGGCAGGATCAGTTTGTAGATCGTCACGGCAGTGCGGTCACCGGTATCACGCAGGATGTGCTCAGTTTTTTCCGCCAGTCGGCATGGGCCGCTGTAGGCCAACAGATCATCCTGTCCGCTTGGTGCGTTGCCGTGCAGGTCCTCTCCCTGGGTACGGGGTCGGGTGATCAGGCAGGTATGGATCAGCTGGCTATCGAGACTCATATCCGCAGCACTCCCACGGTTACCGTTGTAACCGCTGAGTAGTCGATGTACATCATCCCATCGGGCTGGTTGTACACGTCCGGCGGGTAGGGGCCAATCATTTTTTCAGCCCCGGCTGCCACAGCGACGACTTTATCCGCGACGGCATTGCCGTCCACGGTTCCCGGGGTCTCGACGGTCACGTTGATCGAGCTGCCGCTGCCATTTTTGACGTGCAAAAACATCCGGCCGTCGTTGGCTAGTGAGTTGCCATCCGCGTTAGCGCTGGCATAACTTGGCACCACGCCGTCGCGGTCGATCTGTTGATGAGTTAAAGCGGATCTTGCCATTGTTGCTTGCCTCCTAATAGCTCAAATTTTTAAGCTCACGTTTGATCGCCAGATCCCATTCTGGCGCGTTGTATGAGTACTCGCCTGCGATTGACTCACTGGTCATCGCCGTGCGCTCAAGCATGAGCCGCACCAGGTTGAGGGTGGCCAGCTTGCGCTCAAAACGCTGATCGACAGGTTTGTAGCTGACTGTACAGGTGGCTCCCCATTCGGCACCCTCTGGCAGACGCTCGATCATGCCGCTCTGTCCCCAGACACGATACTCTGCTTCGTCGAGCTCGATCCCATTTTCCGCCAGTGCGGTGACCGTACCTATCGGGACGCGCAAAAACAGATGCTCTCCTCCTCCCGATATAGTCTCAGTAACGACTACGGACCCATCGTCGATCTGATAGGGGCCAATGCGGTCCTGTATGATACCCTCAACGCGGTCGATGATGGCTTGCAGTTGGACATCTGTTTTGCTGCTGCGCACCTCTGTGCGCAGCTCAGCGACAGTCAGCAGGCTCACAATCAGGCTCCTTTATCCTCAATCGGCTCGATAGCCTTGTCCTCAACCGGTACGACAGCCTTTGGCGCGTTTAGGTTGGGCTCGATCTCGGGTTTGTGTGGCAGCACGTGTCCGCGCACCTCGCACAGACGCGCACCGTTGGTTGCCCGCGGGTCGGTCTCCTCAACAATTTTTCCGTTTGGGGTGCGATACAGGTCACATGGGCATAGCCATGGACCGTCATTGTTGGTCTTTGGTTTGTTTTGCTCTTGCTTGGGTTTGTTGTTGCTCGCCATTTATGCCTCCTAAGCCCCAAATGCGATCCAGTTAACTTTTTTGGTAAAAGTTGTTGCAGCGATCGGGGTGGCGTCGTTGGCCGCGGTCGGCATCCAGGTTTTGACCAGGATGGATCCTGCTGCCGGAGTACCTGCCTGGTCGCCGATGCTGGCGGTAGCAAATTGACAGGTCAATACCGGGTCGCTGTCGAGTACGGCAACCGCCGCGCTGACGCTGGCCAGCCCCGTAACGACTGTGTCCGAGGCGCTTTCCGTTGTTTTTTGCCCGGCGGCGATCTTTTTGCCAGCCGCGACGCCTGCAATCAGCAGGTTGACTAAGGTCGAGGTCAGCGTGATCCCGGCCAGGATTTTGGTCCAGGTCGGCGCCGAGACGGTCCCCAGATTTTGGTAGAGGAGACCGTTGGTGGTATCGATCAGCAGAGCGCCCTTGAGTGCGCCCAAAGCGGTGGCGGTCACACCCGCGGTCCCTTCGGCAACCGTCAGGGTAACGGCGGCAGCACCGCTGTCGAGCAGTGCCGAGTCGACCACGCTGATGCTGTTTTGCGCGCGCTTGGCCACCGCAGCCCCCGAAAATGTGACGGTATAGACACCGTCGGCCAGGGTAACTGCCACACCGCCCGCTCCTACCGACGGCAGCGCGTTGAGGGCCGTCTGCACTTCCGCGGCCGAGGCGTCAAAATCAAGTGCAGAGGTGGTAAAACCATCGAAGCGCAATTTGTAAGTGCCGCTGGCGGGGGCTGCAGACGGAGTGATTGTCTGTACCTCATCCACGCCGTTGGAGGGCGCGCCTGCGTTTACGTAGGGCCCGAGGGCCCCTTCGATTTGAGCCATTTTGTTTCCTTTCTCCAGGGGGATGGCCTCGCTAAAAGCCATCCCCTAAAAATGAACGTTTTTACAGGCCAGTCACGGTGCAGAACCCGGACGGGCGATACACGGGCATGGCCAGGCGTTCCGCCGCGCGGATCGCCAGCTTGCCTTTGATGAAATAGTCGCTATGACTATTGGATACCTCAAAGGTAACGTTTTTGCGGCGGAAGATCTGCGCGGCCATATCATAACTGCCGAGCAGTGCGGTATGCTGTGCAATGCTGGTAGTTTTGACCACTGGCAGGCCCCAGATGCGCTCCGGTGCGGCCCCGGCTGGGCTGCCCCAGATATAGACGCCGTCAGTGGTTTTGAGCAGAGCGATGGTCTGCCAGTCAGAGGGGTGCATAACGATGCCGTTAGCACTGAGCTGACTGTTGATCTGCACTAAAGTCATTGCTTTGTAAATAGCATCCGGGATTGGGTCACTGGCCTTGGCCTGGGTTTGCATCCCCACTACATGCAGCAGACCATACATGCTGGCGCCGCTCCCAAGGCCGTTGAGTAGCTCGTTTTCCTCGGCCAATTGCATAAACACATTGAGACGGCCGGTGACATAGCTTTCTGCGGCCGGGATGTCCTCCATGAGCCGCTCCGAGATGGGCAAAAATGTCGCGATCTCAATGACGTTGGCAATTTTTTCGATGGTCCCGAGTGCGCTTTCACCCGCTTGACCATTTTCCAAACGCGCGGCAGCGTTATTGGTGGTAGTGGTCTCCTCCATATACGCGATGGCAAACTGATTGGTGACACCCTGCGGGATCAGATCGGCTACGACTGGGCGCTGCAGCACACCCGGCACGACAGTGTTGAGACGGATAGCTTGCGGGGTCCAGGCGGTCTCGTCGAGCGTTTTGCGCTCGATGTCAACGTCTGCTGCAGGTCCGCGCTTGGCCGCCGATTTATAGCCCGTAAACGCCTCTGACTCGACAAAAAGCTGACCGATGGATTTCTTTTCTTTCTTTTCCTCGTCGCCGCCTTTTTTCCCTTTTTGCCATTCAATTCCGCCCGCGGGTTTCGCGGCCTCTTCGATGGCATGGCGGTTTTTCTCTTCGATCTCGAGCAGAGATTTTTCCTCTTCGACCTCTTTAGCCAGGCCGGTCAGCTCGTTGTTGCGGCTTTTGACGTCTGCTGCCTCAGCGGCAGTCATCTTGAGTTCGCCATCGGCAGTTTTTGCTTTTTCGAAGATGTCAGCCAGTTCTTTGCGCTTCTGGTCGAGAACGCCTTGTTTTTCTTGCAGTTTGGTAACCATTGTTACATGTCCTTTCCGACGCCATTCAGGCGCGCTTCGGTTTGTTGGTATTTGATATATTCTTTCAGCGCTTCGTTGCTCGGCTCATCGCCTTCAAGATTTTTTTCGAGAAATGAAGCGCTGTCACGTAATGCTGTGGCCAGCTCATGGATTTTTGCGGCCTTTTCGACTCCGAAACTTTTGCCCTGGCTCTGCCTCAGCCCCACGACGGAGCGGATGCGCTCCCCCAGTGAGTCTGCGCTGTCGCACAGAGATTTGATTTCGGTTTCGAGCGAGGTCCGTTGTTTAATCGTGAGCGTGCCCGTACCGATACCGGCGCCTTTGAGCACCGGGGATACTTCATAGATTTCCGCTTCAATAATTCTGCGGATGACGCTCCCATCTGGAGTGTCCTCGTATTGCCGTTTGGTCGATATAAACCCCCAGCTCCACTCCTGCAGGTCTCCCATCGCCTTGACGGTTTTATAGGCCTCCGCCCCGCGAGTAGTGTCCATAAAAAAATCACCTTCAAAAATTGCCTGCGTTTCGGTAACGTGAATGACACCTTTGCCGATTGGATCCGACCAGTCATGGCTCCAGACCATGGCCATTTCTTGCCCGTCCGTAAATGCTGTAGGCTCAATGATGTCACCATCATGGTCAACTAATTTAAAGGTCGCAACGACCGCACTTACATGCCCGGCGCCGTCGATCTTAATCTCCATCCGTTTTTGGATGATCTCATTAGGGTCATACTCTTTTTCTGTGATCATTTTTTAGCTCCTATCGGGTGTTATGTTGTCAAAAACAGGATAAAAACACCGGGTGCAGTTGGGGTGCTCGAGCGCGTTATTATTGGCATACTCCAGTGTCCAGATCTGGCCATTGGCGATTTTGCAGGCATCATCATCGTCAGCATCACCGTTATCCAGCACGCCTACCAGGCTGACGCCATTGGCGCCATAACGCTGGGTGGTTACCGCGTTTTGCGCGGTGCCCAGCTCGGTGCGGGCAATTGTTTTGGCTCGCCCGGCATAGGTCTCAGTGACGATGCTCTGGATCCCCGGCTGATTTTCGTCTCCATTGACCAATTGTGAGATCGACCAGCCATTATCATTGCCATATTTGAGCGCCGCCCGCAGCGCATCACGTGTGGTGGCTGTAATCTCTTTGACATCAGCGCTTGATTTGCTCAGCATTGTGGTAATCGCCGGATCGGTCAGGTCAAAATCGATGGTTACTCCTAAGGCCAGGTTGATCGTCTCCCAGCTTGCCTGCGCCACAGCTACAAACCATTTCTTAATCAGCTTGACGAGATCGGTGGCATCTTTTTCGGTCAGCAAATCATCTGCTTTTGGCAAAGTCTTGCTCTCGTTCATGGTCTTGAGAGATTTTTCGGCCCGCGATACGATGCGATCTGCGAGTGTGCCAAAATAGCGGTCGACATCAGCTTGCATGGCCATGCTCGTGGTCAGCCTGATCCGCTGCAGGCTGCGCGCGTAAACCGCATTGACCGCTTTTACCTCTTTGTGCAAATAGCTTTTCCCGCTGATCATTTTGCTCGCGCCCATTGCATCTGCCGGGTTACCTGGCGCAGCGGTCGCTGGCTCCCATCCGTTGATGAGGTTGGTGCGATATACGTTATCGCGCTCAGTAACTGGGTATCCAGTACCTCGTCTCCATTCCGCCCGCATGATCAGCCCGTTGTTGACCGCAACGGTCAGCCTATCCCAAAGCTCATTTACTTTTTCTTGCAGCGCCTTGACTTTGGTAAGGTCAGCCATGATGGTTAACTGATCACCAAAATCCTCTTGCAATCCGCTGGTAAGCTCAGAGCAATAGGACCGCCATAGCGCTACCAGTGTCGCCTCCGCGAAAGAGCGCCTGGCCTCACCGTCGCCATAATCCGAGCGTTTGAGCCCGACATAAAGCAGCGCAATGGTCGGTGGCACGCCAAAATTCGCGCAAATACGGCTCTCGGGGATATTCTTAAGCTCTGAAAGGTTGAGTTCTTGCATGTTGAACCCGAGCGTTTGCACCGTCATGCCATTTTCCAAAAATGCCGGAATGCCGCGCCCATTTTTGCCATATTTTTTCATCCAGCTTGCAGCCAGCCGCTCATAGCGTGCATCATCCAATATCTCGCCTGGGGCCAGGGTCACAGCCACCGGCGGGACCGCATTGTTTTTGAGCATGGCATAGGTATACCGGCTGGTCTCGTTATCACTGCTGATATCCCGCCAACATAATTCGATGGCGCCAATGCCACGCCACGGGAATTCTGGGTCGATCTGCCATTTCCACTGGATCACGTCATGTTTGCTAAAGTAAATTTTTTGCCCATCACCCGGGTCAAACTCATATCCCGCCACAAATCCTTCAGTAGGGTTATGCCCTGGTACCGGCGTGATGTCGCGGTCCGAAAATGGCCATAAGGCAATCACCTGACCGACGCGATTGCGGATTTTGATAATGTAGACGTTGCCGCCAATAGACGCATAAACGACACAAAACTGCAAAAACTCAGCCATGCCCATATCGGCGTTGGGTTGGTTGAGCAATTTTTGCAGCGGATGACGCGGGTCAACGGGCTGATCGACGTTTTCATAGACCACCAGCGGTGGCTCCGGAAATGTATTGGCCAGCGCCCTCACACATCCGCTGACAGCCGAGGATCCCTTAAATCCTTCGCGGAGTAGGCTTAAAAAACTGATTGTTGGCCAGGTAATGCGCAAATAATCCGGCACAAATGCAAAAAGTTGCGATACATCCTGGATTTTGCCAACGGCCCAGCTTTTGATTTGCGAAAAGAGATTCACCAAATTTTCGACTCCCTTTTTTTGCCATATTTTGCGATCATATACAGACCTCCAGAGGCTGAGTCGACCATGTCATCGTGTTTGTCATGCGGGAATGCGGTCATTTGCCGGATGACCGGCAAATTCCAGGTTCCACGCACCAGTTTGTAATGCCCTTCTTTGGCCCGCAGGCTCAGATTCAGCGCGCGGTCCATTTTTGAGCCTTCCGGCACCGCAAAGTTGACCATCGACACCAGCGCCAGCTCAGGGTCCCTCCAAAAATTTTGCCAGGCCAGAGATTGGAAAGAGACGTCCTCCAACCCCCAAATCACTTTGGCATTTTCTGCCCGCAGCATCTCGAGACGCAGTTTGCGCAAAAATAGGTTGAGTTCCTGCTCGCGGATGAGGTTGCGGGCAACGAAATTTCCGCTTTGCGGATCAAGCGTTTCAATTAATGCAGCGTTATAGTCACTGCTTTTGTTGCGTCCCAACGCTACATCGACATAAGCCACCCAGGTTAGCCCATCTGGCACCTCACTCGGCTCGATAATGCCAATGTCAGCGTCATCAAAAACGCCTCCGCTGAAGGAGCGGGGTAGTTGCTGGTCCATAGCGGCAAAAACGTATGCTGAGCTGTTGGCCTTTTTGCGCTCGATATAATCCCGAGAATATTTCCAGGGCCACAGTGCCTCACCCGGTTGACGTCCCAGCGCGTCACCCCCCATCGGGATATAGATGCCACGAATGAGATTTTCGACGAATTCACTTTGCGTTTTTGGATACTGGTCATCTTCGAGCGCCAGCGCGGGAAGATATAGTACATTCCACTGCTCCGCGCGTGGATCTCCGCTGCCCATTTTTTTAAGCAGCTGACCGATGAGATCATTGGGGTCCCATCGGGTATGGATGATGATGATGGCGCCGCCTTCGCTTAAACGCTGGAAGGCAACAGACTCATACCAATCTTTGAGCTTGGCCTGGTGCGATTCTGACCGCGCCTCCTCGATATCTTTGGTCGGGTCATCGATGATGAGTAGATCGGCGGGTTTGCCCGAGAGACCACCGCCAATGCCCCGGCTAACGCATCCGCCATGATGCGGTGCTCCCAGGTCCCAGTCTGATCTCGAGGCCGAGGTATCCGATACCTCGATTGGTGCATCGATCAGCGCTGCGGTTTTCGGTCCAAAAAGGTTGGAGAATCGTTCCGAGGTGACATAGTTACGCACTGCTGCCGAGCTGGCATCTGAGAGATTGGCACCATAAGCGGTGAGGGCAATATGCAGATCGGGCAATCGCCCGATGCAGTAAGCCGGGAAGAGGCGTGAGATATCTGTCGTTTTGCCGTATTGGGCGGGCATCTCAACGATGAGCCTGCCGATTCCCTCTTTCCCGCCGCTGGCCAGATACGCATAGACTTGCTCGAGTTTTGCCGCTAATACCAGGTTATGCTTGCCATCCCGATATTTCGGCTCCATGTAATGCCGAAAAGCCACATAATCCTCACGGGCCTGTTGGCGTTTGACGCGCTCCTCATGCGCCTGCTGGGGCGTAATTGCGATCCGGCTACTGGCTATCGCCATGGCTCCTCTTTTCAACTTTTGCCAGTTCCGCCTCTGTCAACTCAACTGGATCAACCTTTTCTGGGCTGATATCCACTTTTTGATGAGGTATGTAATCGCCGGTCATTGTAAGAAAAGTTTTGCGGTCCGCTGCTCCGTGAAAACTGGGGTCGGACGCGCTTTTTGCTAGCGCCGCAAAAACGTCCCGCCGATTTTCCATAAGCGGGGCCGCCTGCAAAATACCAATCATTTCGCGCACAGCCGGGTTGGCTGCCCATTTTGTGACCTGTCGGTCACTGGTCAACCCTAGATGTTTGGTCGCCAGCTCCTCCTGGGTGCATGGGTAGCGCTCTTTGCGTGGGCAGCAGGCCCAGGCAATGTAGACAGCGATCCGCCACGGCCAACCAGCATCGATCAGCACGTAATAGTCGGCTGACCAGCTGACTGATCCCTTTGGCAATATCGTGGCTAGAGTTAACTCGTTTTGGCTTAGCTGCCGTGGATATTTTTGGATCGCATCCCGGATCAAATCCTCGTCTCGCTTGATCGCAACCTCGAATGCGCTTTTGGCCAGCATAGAGCGTCTCTGCGCCTCCTCCGGCGATACAAATGCGTCATCGCTCATCGCCCGATCATCGATATCGAGATCGAGCGCCAGTTGGATGATGTTGCTCGCCGTGAGTTTTTCTAGGTCAATCATTTTGCAGCTCTCCGTGCTCCGCGTACTCGCTCGATGCGATCATCGACTTTTTGGTCATGTGCATCGATTTTTTGGTTCTGGATGTCGATCTTTTTTCCCAGCTCTTTGAGCGCTTCAGCGACGCCGGTCATGGATTCGCGCTCTTTTTCACGCTGCTCGTCCATCCACTCGCGCCACTGTTTGCTCTGCTCCGATGAGTATTTTTGCCAGGTTGCCTGTTGGCGCGAGGTCCATCCCAGCAGCCAACGCACAAACGCAAAAACACCGCCTAAAAACAGTGTAAAAATGATGATCACGGCCGCCTGTTGCCAGGCGGTCAGGGGTATGCTTGCCGCAGTGGATGGGTCCATGCGCTACTCTCGGGTAGCTTCCGCGGCGATGACATCCGCTGGTTTGGTGGTGGCCACGTAGGTCGTTTGGTTGGCAACCAGTCCCCAAAAGATGTTGAGCGCCATGGTCTGCATTGATAATCGTGTGCACTCGATACCTGGCAATGCCAATACCACCTTGCTGCATACCATCGCATATATGATGACAGCCATGATGGCTACTGATACCAGGTTGATGAGCGCTTTGTTGCCACTGGCCAATTTCGCAAATTTGACCCGTAGCCAGGGCAAAAACTTAAAACTGATCGAAAGTGCTGCCCCGGCAATCGCCATCAGCACGTCGATGGTGATCTGTGCATCCGGCGGCAGAATACGATTGATCGTGAGCAAAAAACCCACCACAATCACGAGGATGACCAACCCGGTCCCCAGCCAGCGCAAAACTAACCATAACCAGTTCAAAAACTTTTGCATCTCAGCTCCTTTTGCGGTCACCCGCAGGTTAAATAAAAAAACGCCCGTCACGGATAGTCCGTGACAGGCGCTCATCTCTGTCTGGATCGGATCAGATACACCGATCAGCTTTTATAGTATAGCAAATTTAATCATCCATTTCAATCATTAATTTCAATCAGTTAACTTAATCAATCGATTGAATCGGAACATTATAGTGGCTCATGAGCTTTTCGTAGGCTGCCTGAGAGGGCGCCCAGGTACGCAGCGCCCCGCAGATGCTACAGCGGATGTCAATCGCGCTATCCACGACTGCGATCACATCGACGTTCTCCGGTTTTTGCTTCTGCGCATCGATGGCCTGGCGATAAAGGATGAGCTGTTTGCGATGAGCGCCTGTCTCGCGCACGATCCCCAAAGCATGCCCGTTTTTACATTTCCATTCAAATATTTCGTTCATCGTTTCTCCTCGTTCCCCTTGATTTTTTCCCGCTCCCGGCCAGGCGACCACTTTCCATCCCTCCTCCATCTGCGCGGTCCCCGGCTCTGGCGATAGGATCACCACGGTTTGCTCTCTCCGCAGCCAAGGCAGCAGGCAGCCATAGGTTTCGAGTTGCTCCTCGCTCAGCGGCGGCGCCATAAAATGCGAATAAACCGCATAGACGATCTCATCCATAGTCGGGCTCCTCAAGCTTAGTTTCGATCACCCACACTCGCGGATTTCGGTTGGATTTTTGATTATTGCTATGCTGATCAAAATACGTCAAAAATGCGGTCCGCGCCGTTACCGGGTACTCATAGACAAATCCCTCTTTGACCGCATCCTCCTCGGTGATGTCCTGCACCCGCTCGACCCTGATGTTGGTGATCAGTTGTTTGATCCGGCTCGCCCAGCGCGGCATAAAAATCGATGGCCTCCAGCGGCATGTTGGCTGATCGACACCCTCATACGCCAAATCCGGCGTCGGATCTGTAGCTCGATAGTGAGGGATAAGCCAGTACTCATCATCATTGCTGATAGCGGGATGATGATCATACGGTCGGTCAGTCGGTAGATGGAGGATCTCCTCATCTCCAACCGATTGCCATATATATTTCTCCAGCACAAATGTTTCTCTTACCCACAACCGATCACCTGGCTTACCATAGGGGCAATATTTTGCGATTAACCGCTCCGTAGATACATCGCTCCAGATCCCGTTTTTGGCCCGAAAATACCAGTCTGACCCAAGAATATTATTGCATGGTCGAAAATCTCTAAGCGCGATGATCCTCCGCGTCTGCGTTTTACGCCCATCGAGGATCGCCCGGATCATCTCCCCGCCATACAAAATCGGCCGCTCTTTCGTGATTTTCGTGTTTTTCGTGGTCATATCACCCTCACTCATACCGACCTCCTATGATCTTCGCATCCCACGTCTCCTGCGGGATCCCCACTACCACATAGCGCTGCGGCACCCAGGTACACCCGGTCGCCAGCACCACCGGCCCATCCTGCGTCTGTACTCTATCTCGTTTGCTCACCGGCTCATCCCGCAGCCAGGCATGTGTCGCCACTCGCCCAGTCGCTACCCGGTACAGCGTCGCCGCCACATCAACTGCAAACGATACCGTTTCTTTGCCTTGCGGGATATACCACAGCACGCCATAGCGCAGCGCCGCCCCTGCCCAGCGCCCTGGCACAAACTCCACCATCTGACGCGCGTTCCACCACACGCTCAAATGCCAGTAGTCCAGCGCCTGGTTGGCATCAGGCTGCACGTACCAGGTCACAAACTCGCGCGCATGATCAGGCACCCGCGCCTCGATCCACTTTTGCGCCCACGCAAAATCGTTCCGCGGACGTCCATGCTGCATGATATGCACCGTCCGCAGCCCTCTCGAGGTGATCAGGTCCTCCAGCACGACCTCATCCAGTGCGATCTGGGTGTCCATAGATCCTCCTACAGTCTCCTCAAATCTTTTAGGTAAAACCATTTGTTGCCCAACGCCGTATCCACCAGCGCCAGCCGCCGGTCAGGGTCAAACCGTACCACCCTGCCCGATAGCGGACGGTCGATCACCTCCACCTGGTCACCGCGCGCAAACAACTCCCGCGCCCGCATGTCACACAGGTGGATGTGTGCCACACTCCCGATACTCTCGCTCATGCCGCACCTCCGTTCATCGCGTGCCCGATCGCCCATAGTGTCTCGAGCGCCATTAACCGGCTAAACTGCATTTTCGGGCGGATGGCGTGCATCGCCACCACCAGCTGGTCAGCCATCCGGTCAATTTTCTGGCGCTCTTCCACCGGCAATTCTTCAAGCGCCGATATGATCAGTGCTATCCGCTCCCCTTCCGAGCGTTTGCTGCGCATCGCATCCTCACTCCACGGACCTCTACTCATCGTCATCGTCTCCCATTTCCAGGTCATCATCTCCCCAGCCATCCTCATCTGGTTCAATGTCGGAAACTATCTCCAGGTGGAAATTCTTCACGGACTCGGGGATCAGATCTTCGTCCTCGATCAGATCCATGATCTTTCTGGCAACGATCTGTTTGCACATTTCCGACCCCTGCATATAGATCTGGATGTTTCCTGGTTCCTCATTTTGCTCGCGTTCCTCGAGATATTTCAGCGCCCGCCCGATCATGTCGTACGGTGCCGGGATATCTGACGCTTCAACCCCTCGATATTCCCGCATCAGTCCATCGAGGATTTTTACCGCTGTTTGGATACTCTCTTCGCCGTTCATCTTTTGCCCTTTCCCGCGGATTTTCTACCTCGCGCTATAGATCATCGTTTTCGTTCCATTACGCCATTTGTGGCGCGTTTGCGTTTGTTATGCGGTACCGTTTGGTTAATTGATACGGTACCGCACGTCGGTACCTGCGTGTTTTCCATGCGGTACCGCTATATATATGTAAGCGGTACCGCATAGGCGAGGTTTATCCGTTTTTCTTCGGCACCGTCACCAGCCCTAACCGCTCCAGCTCGTTGCGGATGTCGAGCGCCAGATAAAATGACACGTGCAGCTCCCGCTGCAGTTGCGTCAGGTAGACCTGTCGCGTTACCGGTTGGATCAGCGCTTTTGCCCGCTCAATCAGTTCCGGGTCGATCTGTTTTTCGTCTGTCATTCTCGGTTCCATTTCTCGACCGCCGCCTGATACCGGCTCTCATCTTCCTCTGTCCAGGTGCCTGCCATTTTTTCATTATTGCGGATCATGTTATACACAACGAGATAATAGCTCTCGGTCTCAGACACCACTAATAATGGTTTTTTGGCCCGAAGCAGTTTCATCGCTCGCGGGTTGATTTCCGTCAGCTTATCTTCCAGCGGTCTCTTTTGCCAAATCTCTAATGTTGTCCACCCTGCTGACATAGGGCATCCCTGATCAACATGATATACGCGGACCTCTCCATCGATTGTCCTTGTTATGGGTTCTTCGCCGCAAAATGGGCACGGTTTAATATTTTCTAATTTCTTTTGCTCACTCATTATTTTCCTCCTCGATGCTATTGGCGGTTTTCATACCAGCTTCCGCATTTTCATCGTTCGAGTTCAGATCTGGATATTTTTCGCCGCAAAATGGGCAGTAGATGGGGAAGATATGGTTTGGTTTTTCCCCGCGTTTTTTTTGGCTTTCGAAGAGGGATTCTTGTTAAAATTCTGTTTTCACCAATCACCAGATCGACTGATAATCTCAAATTAAGTTTTGCTAGTTTTTCATTGATCTTCTTTTCATATTCACACATTTTTCACCATCCCTTTCACCGCCACACCTTTGTAGCCCATCATTTTTATCCTCCCATACCAGCTCCGCCTCATACCGCGGATTGCGCACCAGCAGCCGCCGGTACTCCCCGAGATCTAGATCTCCGCGCTCGATCGCCTGCAGCGCATACGGGATCAGGATCCCTGCCACCATCGACGCCGTCGTCCCCTGCTCCCGCGCCAGCTCACCCACCTGGTGGATCAGCTCCGGCGCCAGGTCATACACTGCCCTCCGTCCGTTGCGCTCATCCTGCTGCGCCCGGCGCTTTTTCACTTTGCTCCGTTCCGCCCGTGGCAGCGCTCGCTCCTCGCTGCGCCGCTCTCCAGCACCTAAGAGCTCTGCCACCGATGGGTCCAAAAAACCTTTTGCGTCTTTCGCCATTTTTACCTCCTACAACATCTTTTCCAGTCGGTCCAAAATTTCCCGATACGCCCCTGCTGCCCTGCCGGTCTGGCCATACTCCCAGACCGTCTTTCCCAGCCGCGACCCCTCCCGGCAGCTCACATCCTGCGGCACCGCTGGCCACACATAGGCGCCAAACGCCCCCGCCAGCGCTTTGAGCTGGCCGTGCGACTCACTCGTCACGCGGTCGTAAAACGTCGGCACGATCCCCGCCAGTTTGGCGCGCGCCCCGGCCTCATCCTGCACCGTGCGCAGGCTTTTGATCGTGTCCACCACCCCAGCCACCGAAAACTGGTCCAGTTTGGTCGGGATGATCACCAGGTCGGCCGCCATCAGCGCCGCGATCTGCAGCACATCCACCGAGGGAGCGCAGTCCATCACCACCGTCTCATACTCCCGCTCATACCCACGCAGCGCCCTGCTTAGGACCCGCTCACGAAAATCCATCCCCGCCAGTGATACCTTGAGACGTACTGTAGATTTGTCCGACCGGATCAGGTTGAGGTTCGGCCGCGCCTCGATGGCCACGTCAGCGATGTCCCGCTCCAGCATCAGCCACTCCATGAGCGCTCCATTTTTTCCGACCCCCAGCGCGTCCGCCGCGTTGCCCTGGGTATCCAGGTCGACGAGCAAAACTCGTTTGCCGCAGTCTAGCACCAGCCCATGCGCCAGCGTTACCGCCGTCGTCGTTTTTCCGACTCCGCCCTTTTGATTGATCACCGCAACGATTGCCATTTTCTGCCTCCTAAAATAATCGATTATCTGGATGTTTGATCCAGATCATTTCTGTCCGCACATGCCCACCGCCTGCGATCGCTTTTTTGGTCACGGTCATCCAATCCGGGTATAACTGCTCATATAACTCAGAGGGGTACCCGCTCAAAACCACGTTACCCTGGCAGCGATTGAGTTGCTCTGCCAGCTCGATGTGTCGCTCCCGGCTAAGGCTATGCTGATACACCACAGCGTTTCGGCTGCATACCTCATCGAGATACGGCGGGTCAACATAAAATAGCGTCTCCGCCGAGTCATAGATCCCGATCAGTTTCGCAAAATCCATGTTTTCGATGACTACATTCCGCAGCCGGTCTCGAAAAAAGGGGATGCACTCCTGATAGGAGTAAAAAGCGTTGTTCGCGTCGAGTTTTTTGTTTTTGAATCCACGCCTGAACCCATTGCGTCGAAAAACAGAGTCGGACCCAATGCCAAAATAACTGCGCACGATCAACTTGCGTGCCTGATCGATGTCATCGATGCCGCGCACCCAGCAGTTTTCATACTCCTCGACTGCAAACGGCGTCCATCGCAGCAGTTCGGCCAGTTTTATGGCTTTTTCTTGGTCGCGCATCACCCGGAAGACATTGACCACGTCCCCATCCACATCGTTATAGATCTCCGTCCGGCTCATCGGCTTGCGTAGCAGCACCGATGCCGCCCCGCCGCAAACCTCCACATAGACCTCATGCCTCGGCAGGTTTTCGATGATCCACGGCGCGATTTTCCATTTTCCACCTGGGTATCTCATCAATGGACGCAGCATTTTATCCATAGCGCGTCTCGATTTCCGACACTCTCAGCTCCAGCCACGGGTGAGTTCCATACAGTTTTTTGAGTTTGGTTTTAGCCTCGCGATGTTTAGCTTCAGCGCGTGCCATCATCTCAGATATGCCTGTCTCTAAATTCACCGCATCCTGCAACTCCGTGAGCGCCATGGCGATGGTCTTATCCTCTTTAGTTGCATTTCCTTTGGAAATGCACTGCCAGCAGCGTACGCTCTCGCTCGGGCCGTACTGATCCAGCGGGCTGGCCAACACTTTGCCGCATACGATACACATCAGATCACTCATGCTCTACCCCCACCAAAATATATCCTTGTCGGATGGCTATGCTAGGCATCACCCGCACTCCATCCACCGTCATCCCCTCTGTCGGGATCTCTCCCTCGGCGCCCTCCACCAACGTTGGCATATCACCATATTTCATACAGTAGCGTCGGATCCCCTCGCTGATTTTTTGTTCCAGCGTGGGCAGCGGGCTCATGTACCATAACAATCCTTCTCTTAATCCCATTTTTTCCTCCTATTTTGTGAACATGTTGTGAACATCTTTTTTCAAAGTTCACGGATTTTTATTACTTTTCTGTTACCGAGATTTCAAAAAATCCGTTTATCCTCATATCACTTCACAAAAGTACATAAATACATCATTTTTAGTAAATAATTAGTAACTTTCAGTAATAAATAATTACCAATTTAGATGAATCCGTGAACTTGTGAACTTTGTGAACATGTATGCGACCGTAAATAGAGATTTTTCACTTTTTCACCTTTCGAGAATTTTATTTCGTCAGGAGTAGTCAAAAACTTGTTCACGAAGTTCATTTTGTTCACAATGTTCATCGTTCCCCATCACTATTCTCTGCGGGAAGTTCTTCTTGCTTCGCCGTTGGGATCGGTTTACCCAGGTTAACCTGAGCAGTGGGTAAAATATTCTTGCCCTCATCTGGGTCGGTCAGATCATTGGGAGTGACACCGTATCGTTTTGATAGAGCCTCCATGTGCCGCAAATCCCAATATACTGAGTACCCATCTCGTGATCGTGGAGATGTCTCCATCTGTAGCTTTTCACGCAGCCGGTGGCCTACTTTTTGCGGAGACAGCAAATCTTTTTTCTTCGCAGTCTGATCATCCTCGTCTGATTCCATATTCATTGCTTTGATGATCTTGTTGGCCATATCCGTGACATAGCCGATTTTGATCTTTTCGCGCCCATCCGCTTCTCGGTCCACCATTGATGCCCCCCTAAATTTATAAATTACCCAGATAGCTTCGATGATGCGTGCCTCGATGGTCATGTTTTTGTCCTGCGTCATATAGCGCTGGTACTCTTCCATAAATTGGTTGATCTCTTGCCGTAATGGCTCATCGTCTTCGGCAATCATCTGGATGGCCACAGTAACCTGGTTAAGACGGGCTGAGATGTTAAGATTGTAAAAATCTGGGTCGATCTCGATGTTCGGCTGCCAGTGTTTCAGCCGCCAGGCCAGCAGCAGATTGCGCATGGCCTGTGCCTCGCGTCGCATTGGCTCGTTGATGCTCAGCGGGATCCCAGCATCGATCAGCTCATAGGTCTCCCTCGCTTGTAGGGGAAACGTAATACAGCGGCTGGCCACGGCTTTGTCGTAGAACTCGCCTTGCATAGAGAGTAGCTTAGGGCAATAAACTGGAAAAATAATCTCTTGTATCACCTTTACCCCATCGATCATCGTTTCTTCGCAGCGGATGATCGGCGCGCCATCGCGCATGGATCCTTGCACCAATAACTTGATCATGTCGGCGCTGGCATCGCTTTTTTGCAAATCCATCTCATCCATAAACAGAGTGCCTTTGTATTTATCGACCATGCGAAAAAGGGATGCTGTTGAACTCGCTCCACCGGCCACAAACCGGCGATAACAAAGCAGCGCGATGCGCAGCATCAACTCACTCTTACCGCTGCCAGGCTCTCCAGTGACCCGCAGGTACGGGATTGCTGGAAAACTGTCATACATCCAGGTGAGCAAAACATAGTAGCTAATGATTTTGGCATACAGCGGTGTAGGGAGGAGATAAACCCGTTTGACGAAACTCTCGATCATGGCAGCTAGAGTTTTGGTATCGCGCAGCTCTCCCAACTTTGCCGGAAAGAGAATAGCGCCCCGTCTGATCGTCTCGTTGGGCATCATCGCCATGTATTTTTTTTGTGAAATCGAAATACTTGTGCCGGCCTCAAGTTTTCCATCTGGGGTTCGCCAGGCCAGACTGGCGGTATCGTCGTCTGAGTCATAGAGGTACTCCACCACGTAACCATCGATATATCCGCCCAACGTACACTCAACGTCTTCGCCATCCTCGCTTTTATCGCCCTCTTTTTTAGCGACCTTGATCTGCTTGCGCAGCTCCATCGTTGTCAACCCCACCGCTCGCGCCAGCATGCTCTCATAGCGCGTATACGTCATCTCGGGGAGCTGCGCCGCGATCCGCACAAACTCGGGCAGTGCCTGATCTTTTTCAGCGCCCTTCAGCGTTCCAACCCGTCGCGCGATCACCTGGATGTACGTCTCGGACTCATTGATCGCCGCGTTGATCAGCCGCATTTGCTCGTCAGTTGCGATGATTTTATGGGTCATGCGATCATCCCCCTCAGTAGATCGTTGGCGTCAGTGACCTCTCGCTCTGGTCGCTCTGGGTCAGTCTGATCGATATACGTGTCGATCCCGCCGATCCCTTTCCAGTCAAGCACCCTGGCCGTTGGTCCAAAAAATCTAAGGTATTTGTTTTCGGCAAGCAATCCCGGCTTAAATTTCTCTTCGCTCATTCCAACCGCTTTTTTTCCGGCAGCATCACTATCCAGTGCCAGGTAGATGGCTACCTCGCGGTCCGCATCACCCACACCCAAAAATCGCGCTGTATGTTCATCTACTGACGTCCCCATCAGTGCTACCGCTGGCAGTCCCCATTGCGCTAGAGTAACTGCGTTTGCCTGTCCCTCAGTCACCACGCAGGTCATGACCTTGCTTGACCAGATCCAGTTGCAGTAGATCTGTTTTTGCCCAGCCAGAGTCACTGGCAGGTTGTAGCTTTTGTTATGCTCCCCAGGCTCCACATGGATCCGACGCCCTGAGAGGTAGACCACCCGTCCGCCGATCACGTGCGGGTAGATCAGCATGTCGCGCCCCACCAGCCCAGGAATGAACCCTTGTTCGATCCATTTTGATTGCTCCTCTGGGTTCAGTTCGTGATCCAACATCCACCGGCGCACGTCCCCGCGGTATCCGACCATAGCAACAGCAGCCGGGCTTTGGGGGTCGCCTCCACCCTCAACGATCGTTTTGATCAGTGCGCCTTTGACTGCCTCGCGCTGGTCGGCGTTACCGGTATACCCCAGCATCGCCGTTTTGATCGTCTCATCCGTCCAGCCGCGCCGCTGTGGATAGGCCAGCGCATCCTTATCCGCCCAGAGATAGCTGGTAAACACCTCAGTAGCAGCATCATAGACGTCCATCCTGGCCCGTGCCGCGATGCGCTGCCCGGGTGACCCGGCTCCCCAGTCAGGCTCAGCAATCCCTGCCCGCCGACACAGCCACTCCACCGTTGCTTTAAAATCCCAGCCATTACGGTGCTCGATCCAGTTGATCACGTCTCCATGCTCTTCTGCCGAGTTATAGTGATACCCGCCTGTGTGCGTATCGATTATCAGACTGTCATGCTCCCGCGTCGTCAGATAGCGCCCGTGACCAGTCAGGGTAAACCCTGGTGTCTCTGCCACGATCTGCTCGATCGGGTTGAGCCGTTTCGCATCATCTACCAGTTCGTCGTTCGTTTTTTTGTCTGTCATGGCTGCTCTCTCCAAACCTTTTTAAATTTGCTCACAAAATTTAGCGTATGCGTCAGGGGGGTGGGGGGTAGGGGGTGTCTGTGCTCCATTTTGGGCGTACCCCCTATGCCCGGTGGTCTGCTTGCGAGTTATGCGACGCGTTTTGCGTGAGATAATCAGCCTGGTTTGCCCGGCCAGTGGCCGAAAAGGCTTGTTCTATGTCGCATAATGCGGGGTTATGCGACATAGATGTATCTGTCTCACTTTGACCCAGGGCCAATGGTTTTCGCGCTGACCCGCCCAGACGGGCCCGGGGGTATGAAGTTGAGAACTTTGGGAGTTTTTCTTCTTCTGCTTTTATTTCCACTTCATGCCAGGCTAGAGCTGCTATGATCTGAGATGTCTGCCTATACCATGCGCAGATCGCAGTCTGATACTCTGACAACTGCGTAGCGGGAATAGAACTCGCAGAGAAAAGAAATGAATATTTCATGCGACTAAAATGCTTCCCGCTACTGCTCTTTGGCCAGCCAAAAATTATGCGCCGATATGATGGCCTCCTCGAGACTTCTGGTACTCCACCCATATATAAGATAATAAACCCCCGAGTCTTCGAACTTGACCTTGACGGGGACTATCCCGTCATGCTGAATCTCAAAGCCGTCGTATTCCGTGAGAAACGCTGGCGGCCATTTATCGAAGTGCGGTTTAGCGTCGACCAAGAAAGCTGCAAATTTCGCCGGTACGTTATCGCGGGCGATTTGCAAAAAAGCATTCCAGGGGTCGACGGGGAAAGGTGCTTTTATAGTCGATTGCGCATTGTTAAATTTTGTATTGGTAGAGATCAAAACATCTATTGCATCCATCATCCACCTCTATCTACTGCGGGTATCGCGGTAATGTGGACCTTGCGCCGATGATCGGGATCCATGCGGTCCGGAAACTGGCCACTGCAATCGATCACGTTATAGCCAGCGTCCTTGATGGCATGCGTGATCAAAGCAGCGATCTTGTCGGTATCCTCTATGTCAGTGAGGATCCTGACCTGGACTGTGCCAGGTGTGGTATAGCGCTCAGTCATAACTCCTCCTGATGCCCGCCTGCGGATGGCTGGGGAGTGCTCCATCCGCAGGAAAGGCAACTAAAATGCCAGCGAATCAAGAGCGTCGATCAGGTCGCTCTTGTGTGGCATGGCATAACGCAAGGTTTGCTCGGCACGCGAGTGGCGACCGAGTGACTTACACAGGTTTATATCATGGGTCTGTGACCAGATCCGGTAGATGTAGGTATGACGCAGGGTATGAGGTGTGACCGTGGTCTCGATGCCTGCCTCGCGAGCAATCTCACTGACGATGCGCTCTGCCTGGCGCGATGAGATCGCTCCAAAAACGAGAGAGCCAAGCGTCTGCGGCCGAATCTCTAGCCAGGCGCGCAGCTCGTTACGACCATTTTTTTGCAAATAGGCTGTACTCTGTTTATTGCCTTTGCCGCGGCGCACGGTCAGCTCTCCAATGCGATCACTAAGCAGTAGGTCAGACACGCAAAGTTCACGAGCTTCGCTGACCCGCAGTCCTGCATATCCCAGGACTGCAATCAGGGCGCGGTTGCGGATGGCCGTTTGGCGCTGCAGATCAGTGCGAGCGCTGGCCACCGCGCGATCAGCCGCGCGCATAAAGCGGTAAAAATCTTGTTGACTTAGCGATTTGGGAGCCTCAGGATCGCGTATCATGCGCACCACCCCGCGAAACTGGTCATCATGCTGCTGGCCAGACTCTACCAAGAATCGGCAGAAAAGGCGCAGCGCCGTACGGCGACGGTTCCAGGTCGACGCTTTCGCCCCGGCTGCCAGGCAGCTGTCGGCATAAGCCGAAAGATCAAAAGATGTCAGGTCGCTCAGCTCGAACTCGGCGCCGATGCGCTCGGATACCCAACGTGAAAACTGCCGGACATCAGAAATATAAGCATTGATTGTCAGGTCAGAAACTGAATGAGTAGATTTTTTGCGCATCCAAGAAGCGAAATTTTGAAGCTGGTCAAAATCGGTTGTCATTATCTGCTCTCTATCATCTCAATTGGATCATTCGCCGGAAAAGGCGCCCCGCCCTGCGGGGGATCAGTTATCTCTGATCTCGCCGACACTATATATCAGGCTGGCGAGATAAATCACGGTCAAAAGTACGATCCAAGTGGCAAATGACATGGTTGTTATTTTCCTTCCGATGAATCATCTTTGGCCATCTGAGGATCATAGGGCGTATCGGTCACCTGTTGATATGCGCGATGGATAAGCGCCTCGATCATGTTTTGCTGAGAGCGCAGCTCCATACCACACAAATAATCGAGTTCCTCGATTGTGGTCGGCCGAAAAGCCCAATTTTTTTGTATGCTTTTCTGTTCGGGCATGTAAACCCCTCCTATTCCTACAGGGTTTTAATATCCCTGTAGGAATATTTTATCACAACAAGAATGTATTTTCAAGTGTTTATATAGGTTTTACTATGTTTGCACTATAATGGATATGTCATGGAAAAAGTGAAAGACGAGATTGCAACCGCCTGGTTTGAATACATCAATAAGGCGTTTTATAAGTTTCGCGGAAATTCCCGGCGCACGATCAGCGAATTTGCCGCTCTATTTGGCGTGAGCCAGGGCCAGATGTCAGCATATATGAAACGAGGTGGCAAAATTCCCCGGGATGTAAAAATAATCGATAAATTCGTCCAGGTTTTGGGCCCAGAGGTCTACTCGATTTTAGGATATCCGATCCCGGCATCGCCGGAATCCCTTGAAATATTCCCAGAACCTTTGCGCTCTGCGCTCGAAGAATCCAAAAAAATTGTTGCATCCAGACATTTGGCAGGCGACCCGGTAAAATCGCTGCATGTGGTCAAAGAGACACTCCAAAAATACGGTATCGATTTGATTATTAGCGAGGATCCATCAGGTAATAGACAGTAGGCAGTTTTCATATCTCGACCCCATCGGCCAAGATATAATAGCACACATTTTCTATATTATCAATGGGAGGATAAAATGGCAAATTACGTGATACAAACCAGTGATAAAAGCAAAACGACGGCGCTTATCCTATGCCTGTGTCTGGGGATGTTTGGCGCACACTATTACTACGTTGGTCGGGTTGGGCGCGGGCTACTGTATACGCTTACCATGGGGCTGATCTGTTTTGGCTGGATCGTGGATATTTTTGTGATCGTGGCGGGTAATTTTAAAGACGGAGCGGGAGTACCGCTTAAAAAATAG